TGTGGTTTTGGGTTCGCTGGTTAACGCGATCCAGAACGAGGCCACGGGCAAGATGGTCGATATGATCACCCACCGCTTTATGCCGGCTGGTGTGGCTGTCGTCCACTCGAAGCAGCTGCCGTTCCCGGACAGCGGTGTGTCTAACACCGTTTCTGTCTGCAACGTGACCGACAGTATGGTCATCGACTGGCCGACAATCGGCTTCTCGTACGACCTGTCGACCTACACCTATGGCACGGCTTTGTTCCGCGCGCCATCTTGGTCGGGTCTCATCACGGGTATCACGGGCTGATTCAGCTCAACAAAATCGCTACTGAGAAATCAGTGGCAACTCGCAAGGTCGAGTCGGCGGAGGGCGCTTCCCCTCCCTCCGCTGACTCCCTTGCCCGTTCGACTGGGGAAATGATTTATGCGATTAGTAGGTTCAGATAGAGGGCTCAAAGAAGTCCAGGTGAACGAGGGACGGATTGCTCAACGTCAAAAAGACGGGACGTTCCACGTTGACGGATCTACGGCTAAGACGCTCGTCAAGACGGGTGACTTCGCTATCGCGGGAACTAACTTTCAATCAGCGCTGGGCTACGTGTGCTCTTGTGGCTGTCGATTCGTATCGCTGTATCGTAACTCTTGCTCTAAGTGTAAGTGTACGGAACTAACTTCGGAAGAGGACTAAATGGTTATTGCGCCATTCATTACGTCAGAGGGTACGGGTACTCCGTACGTGACTATCGAGGAAGTCCTATTCTCGCCTACCGCTTCGGGGATTGATTTCACGAACTTGATTGAGAACGCTTCGGACGCGGTTCAGCGACGAGCTGTCCAGGAGCTCATCGTCCGCGCTTCAGCGAAGGCTGATAACTATACGATGGGCGCTCTCGGTACTCTCTCGGCTACTCAGTCGACGGAGAACGGTCGCTTCCGTCCTAATCGGGATGGGAACATCATCGTCCACCCCGAGTTCTGGCCCATTCTCGAAGTGGTTTCGTTCTCGGCTGGAACTTTGCCTGGTCAGGGTCAGCAGACCATCACGCTGTCTACCAACAACTGCTTCATTGAGCGTCACCAGTTCATCATTACTGCCGCTACGGGGCTTGGTTCTCAGACTTCTATCGGATCTCTGGATATGGTCGGAGGCTCCTATAACTTCCGTCAAGAGAACTACTGTACGTATCAGTACGTCAACGGCTTCGCTAACGGCTTCCTGACGGCTAACGCTTCCTCCAGTGCTACGAGCTTGACGGTGACGAATCCGCTCGGAATGTACGCGGGTCAGACTTTGACTATCTGGGACGGAATGAATGACGAGGTTGTGAATATCTCGACTATCAACGGCTCGACGCTGACTTTGGCTTCTCCGCTGAAATACGCTCACGCTCCTGGAGTGAATATCTCCGCGCTTCCGGCGACGGTCAAGCAAGCGGTTATTCACTTCGTTGTCGCTATGGTGAAGCAGCGCGGTCAGGGTGGGCTGGTCATCTCCGAAATCGGTGAGGCGACTAACTACTCCGCTCGAGACGTATCGGGCGCCTCGGACGACGCTCAGGGCTACGACTTGCTCGACGACTTCCGTCAGGTGTGGGGTCGAAACTAATGTCCCGTACGGCGGTACGAAATCAGATTGCGACGTATCTCGAAGGCGCGAACGTCACTTTTCTGAACTCGGTGAAGAAATTCCCCGCGAAATTCACGTCCGAAATGGAGTTCTTCCAGGGCGAGGATCCAGGTCATTCGTCCGGCTGTATGGTTTATCTCTATATTGCGACTCAAAAAGAGACGCGTATCGCGGTGGGCGGAGCCCATAACGGACGTAAGGCTGTCGAGTACGATTTCGTTTTGGACTGTTTTATGCGGTCAACTCATCGTAAGTCCGAAGATGCGGGAGTCGATAACGATAGTTTTCTCGACTCGCTGGTCACGGCTATTCGAGCGGATCGTAACGCGGGTAATGCGAGTCTCATCTTCCAATGGGGTGAAGGTAACTTCCCTGGAGGCGTAGACCTTGACATCACCTCCTACTATCCACGTACAATTAACGGGTCAGCGACGACGATGCAGGTATATTCGCAGGTGCGAGTTACTGTTATCGAAATTGACAATACGTAAGGAAAATATGGCTAAGTTCAAATATGTCGGAGTGGAAACGCTCTACTTTGTCGAGCTCTTGAACTCGGACGGTGTTTCGTTTGTGGCGGAGCCTGGTCAGACTTATGATCTTCCGACTCAACCGACGGACTCGCGCTTTGTTTCCGCGGACTCCGCTCCCGCTCCAGAAGCCTCTCAGACGGCTCCAGAAGCCCCCGTAAAGACCGCAAAGTAGTTTCTAGACCTATCCCTCTCAAATAAGGAGAATCGCATTATGGCTTATATGTCAGTTAATAGTTATCTGGGACTCGCGCTTCAAAGCGACCCCGCGGTAGCTGCTTCGGGTACGTTCACTTACATCCCCGTTAGCGCTCCCCAGGTGAATCCTATGCTCCAATGGCTTCGTGACGAGGCTCTGCGTGGATCTCCGGTTGCTCTTTACGACCAGGTTGCCGGTGTGCGACACGACGAGGTGGACTTCAAGACGCACGCTTACGCTGACTCCGCTCCTTTGTTGTTCGCTTCGGTTCTTGGACCTATCTCGAGCTCGGGCTCGACTCTTTATACTCACACGATTGGTTTGCTCAATAGCGCTTCGACTGGTTCACAGCCTTCCGCGGTGACGGTTAACTCGTTCGACGGTGGAAACGCGTTCCAGATTTCGAGCGCTCGGGCTAGTTCTTTGGACTTGTCTTTTGGCGCTGATAAGGCTGTCGAGGCTTCGCTGAAATATATGGGTCAGCCGTGGACTACTCCGACTCCGACTGCGACTTACGGAACGGAAGCTCTCATTCCTGGCTGGGATACGGCTATCTCGATTAACTCAACTTCGTTCCTGAATATTATCGACGGAACCTTGAAGATTGACCGCAAGACTGTGCCTATCTTCACCGCCGGTCAGCAGGGGCCTCACACGGTCTTTGCTGGACCTTGTGCCGTATCGGGTTCGTTCACGGTGGTCGTGGAAGCGTCAGACGTGTTCACTATCGGATCTACGGCTTACGGTCTCTATCGTGGCGCTTCTAATATCCCTATGACGATTACGTTCACCGACCCGTCGGACGTGACTTCCGCTACTAATCACTCCATCGCTCTCCAGATGAGCGACGTTCAGTTCTTCAATCCGAAGCGTTCGGTCGGTAAGGAGTACGTCGAGCTCACTGTGGACTTCGACGCTCAGGCGAATACGACGGATAAAATCAGTACGGGATACTCTCCTATCAAGGTGACTATCAAGAACGCGACCGCAGGATCGGCTTACGCGGCTTCTTAACAAATAGAAAAGGGGAAATATGCCAGCAGTTGAATTGCCTAACGGTCAGTCAGCGATTATTTATTCGAAGGATGAAATCTCCGAACGTATCGCTCGACGTATCTCGAGGGCTTATATGAGCGCCGCTTCTTCGGCTTCTAAGCTGTCGGAAAAGGGTTTCGACGCGGAGAATCCGGCGACGTGGGGTATCTTCCAGGACGTTTCGGACGATGAACGAAACGCTATCGACGGCTATCAGGCTGAACTGATTGCGGGAATGGTTCGCTCCTGGACGTTCGGGGAACTTCCGACTACGGAAACGGCTCTCGATCTCCCGCGTAAGACGTTCGAGCTCCTGGCTGGGGCTTGTGGAGATGAGTTCAATCGGACTGAGGACTTTAGTCCAGACGGGGCTATTGACCCAAAAGCGCCTACCGCCGTCTAGGGCGGTTAAGGATTGCTCTCAAGGGTGATTCTGGTGAGGATATAGATCCGGAATTGGCTTCGCTGGTTCGGGAGTATCAGTTTCGTAAGGCGTTCAGCGTGTCCCATAGGGACTATATGGACGAGCCGTACGAGAACGTGACGTGGTTATTGGCGATTGATTCACTATTTCGAGAGGTCGAAAATGGCTAACGAGTTTAAGTTCGTCATCAAGGGCGTTCAGGACTTAGAGAACTCAATGCTCAAGATGACTGAACGAATGGTGAAGGCTAGTGAGCTCGTCGTAAGACAGGGCGGTGAGGCTATCAAGCGAAACGCTGTCAAGGAGTTTCTAGGTAGTCCGACGAGAAAAGGATCTAACGGACGGGGTAAGGGAGAGCAGGGGAAGGCTTACGCGAATGGGCGGAGTCAATCGTTCCCGCGTCCTACGAGTCGAACGGGTGCTTTGCGTAGCTCTATTCGAGTCGAGGTAAGTCGGTTGGATTCGGGGACGTTCCAGTCGCTTACGGGGCCTACCGTGAAGTATGGTCGGCGCGTGGAGCTAGGCGGCGTATCAAGGTCTCGAGCGAACGGGTCCAATCCCTTTGCTTCTCCTTACGTCGTCACTCGTCCGTTCCCGTTTATGGCTCCAGGGTTTGAAAAATCTAAGTCCGAACTTCGGGCTATCTATCGGAAAGTTTGGACTGAGGCTATAAATGGCTGAGTTTCTCCCTCCAGTTGTCGTTCAATTACTCGCGGACGCTAAAGAATTCAAGACTCAGATGGGCGAAGCGGGCGCTTCCCTGGATCATCTTGGTAAGAAGGGCGACTCGCTCGGCGTAAAGATGGGGGCTTTGGGCTCTAAAATTGCGACGGGCTATCTCACGGTTATCGGCGGAGCTCTTATTTACGGGACGAAACTTGCTTTTGACTATCAGGAAAGTATCCATAAAATCGGGCTTGAGTCCGGCGCTTCCGAAGTTGAGTTAGATCGACTCAAGACTCAGATTCTCCAGGTCTCTTCCGCGACGGCTACGTCGACGAAGGATATTTCTGACGCGTATCTCGAAGCGGAAAAGGCTGGACTCCGGAAGGCTAAGGCTGACGAGGTAGTTAGTAACGCCGCTAAAGCAGCGAAGATTACGGGCTCGGACGTGGTGACGATAACGAAGTCACTTATCGCGGTTCAAGAACTTCAGACGGCTAAAGGAATGTCCACGGCTCAGGTCACGGACTTACTGGTGAACGCGAATAAGGCTCACTTAGGGTCTATAAATAACCTTGTTGCCACGCTCCAGGGTAAAGTCGGAGCCGCTTTTGCTCTTCATAACGTAGGGCTCAGGGAGAGTTTCGTACTGACTGACGAGCTCTCGAAGGCGGGCTATACGAATAGTCGCTCAATGACTTCGTTCGCTTCGGCGCTGGGGAAGGCTACGGCTCCTACGAAGGCTCAGGTTTTGGCTATGAAGGCTCTTCACGTCGACTCCGCGAAGGTCGCGGATATGCTGACGAAGCCTGACGGGGTTATCCAGGCGGTTCAGTATCTTGGTCAGGTGTCGAAGCAGACTGGGGAATCATCCGGCTCGCTGGCTACGGCGGTCTTTGGATCCGCTGGGGCGGGTGCTGGAGCGGCTCTTATTAATAACGCGACGAACTTGGCTAGGTCTTACTCGACGCTGGCGGGATCCGGTAAGGACTTGAATAACTCGTTCCAGGCGTTCCTTAAGACTCCGGCGGGTCAGATGCAGATGCTTCAAACGAACTTGAAGAACGCTTTGACGGGTCTCGGAATCAAGATTCTTCCGGCGGTCACGGATATCGTTCAATGGGTCAACCGCTTTATCGGTGAAATCAAGAAAAATAAGTGGCTTCAAGGGTTCTTGGGTGGAGCTGCGCTTGCGGCAGCGGGGGTGGCTGTCGCTTCGAAAATCACTAAGGCGTTCGATGCGGTCAAGGGTTTGTTCGGTGCGTCCCAGCAAGCGACCCAGACGAAACTCCTGGCTCAGATTGCTCGCAATACTTTGGTGATTGCCGAAGAGGATGCGGGTGGTGGCGGAGCAATCCCTAAAGCCCCTAAGGTTATTCCGGCAGTTGGAAGTCTTATTGGTCGTGTCGGACCAGCAGTTGCCGGTATTTCTGAGGCTGTCGGAATTGGTGGAGCAATCGCTGCTTCGGACGTTATCGCACCTGCTCAGCAAACAAAAGACATAAAAAACTTTTCGCAAGTTGTTCCGGAACTTATGGCTCAAGGCTGGAAAAAGTCAGACGCAGAAGCCGCCGCCGCAAAGTTCAAAACAAACTTCAAGGACGCGTTTATTGACAACCTCGGAAACCTTCAAGGGTTCGCTGGGACGTACGGCGATCACGCGACCTACAAAGAATACGCGTACAAAAACTATTCAGCAGCAAACCCTCAGGTTGGCAAAGTCGTAAATGGCAAAGTGATTGTGACCATTCACTAATGGGAAAAGGCGAAGGAACTTTTGAGGCTGGCAACATTGGCAACATTGACATTCAGGTCGACGTTAGCGCAATTGTGAAGGCTATTGCGAATAACCCGAAGGCGCTCAACGCTCTGGCGAAGGCTGTCCGCGATCAACTGCTCAAGGATGCTCGTCAAAAGGGAACGTTGTTTCGTCAATGGGGCGGGA